TTACTACTCAGCGAATGCCATTTGGATCATTGGGCGATCACAAGAAAAAGAAGGTACGGAAGTCGTTGGCTATAACTTTACGATCAATATTGAGAAGTCTAGATACGTTAAGGAAAAGATGAAGTGTCCGTTTACAGTCACATTTGATGGTGGTATCAATAGGTGGTCTGGTCTAATGGATATTGCTCTCGAAACTGGGCATTGCACGAAACCCAAGAACGGATGGTATCAACGCCAGGGCGACGAAAAGAACTATCGACTGGCAGACACAAATTGTAAAGAGTTTTGGATTCCAGTCTTGACCGACAAGACTTTCCAGACGGCTGTTCAGCAAAAGTTTCAACTAGGTACTGCCGCATTGATTCAAGAACATGCAGAGCACGTAGACCATGATGGAGAAGCATAAATGAGTTACAACGTAGGATGGGCATGCCCAAGATGTGGTGCACCGAATGCACCAACTAATGTAACGTGTGCGGCATGTTTTGGAACGCCCAATACGGAGAGCATCCCTGAATGGTCTCCGCCCAAGGATGACGGTAGAATTTCTCTCATGGAAATTGGCCAGAAGTGCCCGGCATGTAATCGTGTCATTTCCGGAATAACGGGTTTCGCATGTGCACGGATTGACTGTCCATCAACAAGACTTCTTGATTAAGGATATTATGTTTAGAGTTTTAGATGAGAAACACCATGGCTTCAACGTTATCGAAATTACCGAAGGTCAATTCAAAGACTTCAAGATTGTCTACGGAGAAATCAAGTTTGCAGATGCTCCTAACGAGGATGGTACATACACGATCAAATTTGACTGTGACGTTATGAATGATAAAATGGTTACTGATAGAGCTGCATTTCAGGAAGTGACCGGAGACATATTGGTTGCTCTTATGGAGACAGCCGTGAAAGAATCCGAGTACCTACTGAAAGGCGGCATAGATGAAGCGAATTGAAGAAGTAATTCTTTCAAACACTGTAAACGATGAATTATATGCAAGACGAGTCTTACCGTTCTTACAAGAAGATTATTTTCATGATCGCAGGGACCGTGAAGTATTCAAACTGATCAACGGGCATTTCGTACAGTATAACGAACTTCCTAACATAACCACGCTAACCATTGATGCTGACAAGGTTCAATGCAACAAAGACGAGCATGATCAGATTCTAGAAATCATATCTGGGCTTGATCATGTCTCTACTGACAAGCAACAATGGTTAATTGAACGCACTGAAAAATTCTGTAAAGAGAAGGCGATTCATAATGCCATTATGCGGTCGATTACGATTCTTGATGGTAAGGACAAACAGTATACAGAAGATGCGTTGCCTTCCCTTCTAGCAGAAGCAATCTCAGTATCGTTTGATAAGTCCGTTGGGCATGATTTCTACGATGACGCCGAAAAGCGGTATGATTACTATCATATGAAGGAAGATCGCCTTCCGTTTGATTTATCGATGTTCAACAAGATATCGAAAGGTGGTATACCTCGAAAAACGCTTAATGGCATTCTTGCATCAACTGGCGTAGGAAAATCTTTGTTTCTTTGCCACCTTGCTGCTGCATCACTTAAACAGGGCAAAAACGTACTTTATATCACGATGGAAATGAGTGAGGAACGAATCGCCGAACGTATTGACTGCAACCTGTTGAACATTGATATTGACGAATTGTTCAAGATTGGTAAAAAGACGTTCACTACGAAGGTTGAAGAACTACAATCCAAGACCCATGGAAAACTGATTATCAAGGAATACCCAACAGGGAATGCTCATGCGGGGCATTTCCGGGCATTACTCGATGAACTGAAAACAAAGAAGAATTTTCTACCAGACGTAATCATGATCGATTACCTAAACATTTGTGCTAGTCAACGTGTCAAGAATCAAAACGCAAATTCCTATACAATTGTCAAGAGCATCGCCGAGGAACTACGCGCACTGGCGGTTGAATTTGATGTTCCTGTTTGGACTGCAACTCAGACGAATCGTGGTGGTGCTAACAATTCGGATGTTAGCATTACCGATACGTCAGAATCTTTCGGTCTTCCAATGACACTCGATTTCCTTTTTGCAATGGTACGTACAGAAGAATTGGACGAGTTGGGTCAATTGCTATGTATTCAGTTGAAGTCCCGATACGGAGATATTAACTACCATCGCAAGTTTGTTGTCGGAGTCGATATCAAGAAATTCCATGCTATATGATGTTGAAGAATCTACCCAGGATGACGTTGTTGACGATAGACCTGCATTTGATAACTCCAAGTTCGGTGGTGCTATGAAAGCCGAAAAATATGAATTTAACTTTGACTAAACATGATATTTAAAAAATAGACATTGATCAACTACACAAGAATACGGAACTTCTGTACGCCGGGGATCAGGAATTTAGATTCCGGCGAGATTCTGGCTATACCGCAACGGTATTGTATGACATTGTTGGTTCCATGTCGGTGTCAAGTCGTGCATTGTATGTTTTAAAATGCGTAAGTCGCCAAAGATGCAAATATCTTTCGCAGGAAATGCTTAGAATTCTGACTGATATGGGCATTCAATGTGTTAGGGCAACCTAACAGGATATTCTAATCCATAACATACCGAGTGTTCGATTTGTCGTTTCTGATCGATCAAACTGCTATTTACGAGGATTGAAGATCGACAATACTTGGTATGATGACTAAATACCCCTCTTGAAAAGTGGTCTTTAGATAAATAAAGAATCATTTACGAGGGTTTAATCATGGCAGGGTTATCTGTAGCAGATTTATCAAAACGAGATAACTGGAATCTCATTCTCATTAAAATTGAGGGTAAGATTCCTTTTATTCTCACAACAGGCGCAGAGACTACGGTAGGTCATAAAGACACAAAAAAACATAAAATTTATGTTGATGCAATAAAATCAATCTCAGTTCCTAATATAAGATCATCTTTTTTGCAAGTTGGTTCATCTATAGTATTTACAACTATAGATGGTAAAAAGATAAAACTTACAGATATTCAAAAAACAAAGGAATTCGGTTCCGCTGGTAATACAACAGCAAAAGAAGATGCAGCATTAGAACAGTTGAGAAGTCATATAATATCTATAAAAAAACAAACTGGGCTGAATGAAATTCCAATACATATGAATGGTAAAATTTTCAATGTAAGTGATGCTGAATCTACGCCAGGAACTCCAAAGTCCGACTTTCATTTACTAGATAAGAATAATAAAGAAGTTGTGTGGATATCACATAAAGATGGTAGAACAGAAAAGGATTTTCAACAATGGGGAGGAATTTCTGAAAAAGAAGAAAAAGTAAATCATCATAAAGAGACCCAACAATTTATTCTAGAATGCCAGTCTATTTTTGGAGATAAAATTCCCAATGCAACAACAATGTCAAAAAAAATAAAAAACAAAGTTCTAAAATGTATGGCAATATATGGGGTTGATTATGGATCGGCATTTGGTAGACAAAATGTGAACGTGTGTTATCAGGGCAGTTTGTCAGTTGTCAAATTCGGAAGTTACTATAAAATAGTAGCTTCTGCCCACGAACATTGGAATGGAGAAGTTCCTTCTGGTGGTTACGAACCAGTTTTTATGATAACATATAAAGGTGACAGAAGTCAGTTTGGTATTTCGGGGGCTAGACTAACTATATCTCCTTCTGGCTGTAGAAAATCAACGCCGATGCCTAGTGATAAATAAACAATGATAAACTTCAAACAACTAATCGAATCTATTGCTTTTGATCAAGCCTCGCGGGCTGGTCTACAATATCATGGTTTCGGGCGATATGGAACCAAAGACGGCAAGGTAACTCATGTTTCCAAGATGGGTAAACTTGTACCCATTCATAAAGTGCCTGAAATGCGCACTCTGCATAATGATGAACTAAAACACCTTGAACACACTGAGGATGAAGTCTTTACTCATGGTGTTCATGGTGTCACCAATGCAATGGATCAATTCAAGGCACTACAACACGATGACAACAGAACCACGATAAGCCAGAAGATCGACGGATCTCCAAGTTTCGTTATGGGTAAACATCCTCAAACGGGTAAATTTTTCGTTGCCTCGAAATCCGCCTTCAACAAAGACCCGAAGATTAATTATACCGAAGATGATATTGATCGAAATCATGGCCACGCACCAGGTCTTGCATCAAAACTAAAACAACTATTGAAGCACGGGCATAAGCTCGGTGTCAACGGCGTGGTTCAGGGCGACTTCTTATACGATCATGAAGATAAGAAGGACGAAGGAAACAAGTATTCGTTCAAGCCAAACACAATACGGTACTCGATTGGAAAAGATACCCCAGAGGGTAAAGCTGTTGGAGATTCCAAGATTGGTGTTGCCCTTCATACGCGATACGAGGGTGACAAAGCAGTGCTTGATCCTAACATAGAATACAAGCATCACAAAGATGTTTACGTTATGCCAGTTGCGGTAAACAAGGATAAGATGAAGTTCGATAAAGACATGATCAAGAAAAAAGTTTCTGATATGGGTAGCACTACAAAGTCGATTACTAAAGAAGGCTGGAATGCTGTCACTCATTCGTCCATCTTTCCTCATGTAAAGACATACATTAATTCAGAAGTTCGCAAGGGCAATCAAAATTACAATGTAGATGGTTTGAAGAAGCATATCTTCGACAAGCATCAGAAAGAAATCGATTCCGTAAAAACTGAAAAGTCTAAGGCAACAAAGACAGCAAAACGTAACGATCTTCTAAGTCATGTTGAAAACAATCGACAACATTTCGAGAATGCATTCAAGCTACAAGGTCATATCAATGACGTGAAACATCATATCATAGACAAACTAGATCATGGTCAAACGTTTCATCATTCATACGACAATGGCGATGAAGCAAAGCCGGAGGGATATGTTATGATCGGCCATCATGGTCCGCTCAAGTTAGTAGATAGAGCAAATTTCAGTCGAGCAAATTTCGAAATGAGCAAAAACAGATGAAAACCTTCAAAGAGTTTGTTAGAAGTCTGCTAGAATCTACTGGAAAAACGGCAGTATTAACTTATGGTCGAATGAATCCTCCCACAGTTGGTCACGCCAAACTTATCGACTCTGTGTTATCTCAAAAAGGAGACACTCATAGAGTTGTTGTTTCGCATAGTACGGATAGCAAAAAGAATCCTCTCACAGGAGAGGAAAAAGTTGGTCTGCTGCATAAGATGTATCCAGACCACAAGCACGTTTTTCAGTCTGCAACGAAAGAGATGCCCTCAATATTTCATCATGCCGCTGATCTACACAAACAAGGGCATGATCATCTGCATGTCGTTGTTGGCTCTGATAGGGTAAAGGAATTTACAGACTCATTGAACAAGTACAACGGCAAGTTCAATGATAAAGGTGATGGATATAAGTTCAAATCTATTAAAGTGACGAGTGCTGGAGATCGTGATCCCGATGCAGAAGGCACTGAAGGCATGAGTGCAAGCAAAATGCGGGAACACGCCAAGACTGGAAACGTAAGTGAGTTCAAGAAGGGTCTGCATTCATCGCTACATGCACACGCAGAATCTATCATGAGTAAAATAAGAGACAGACTCAAGTGATCATTTAAAGACGATAAATAATACATCGTACATATATTGATGGGTTTATGAAAACTTACGCAGATTTTATCTCGTCCAAGAAGGATGTTACTCCAATCATGGAAGACACAACAAGAGAACGTTATCTCAATGGAGAACTGTTCCGTGTTGGTGATATCGTCGTTGATCGTGACACAGAAACAATTCATGAAATTGTCAATCTAGGCACTAATTATGTGTCTGTCGTTGATGCCGGCGGCAAAACTAGTAAGAAGTGGATAACAAGTCTAGTCGAAGCAAATTCTCTCGCGGATGACTTCAACGAGATTAGACGAAAGAGAAGTTCTAGTAACCAGATCGCATTCCTAGGCTACAAAACGAAAAACTTCACCGAAGAACATTATAATTCGTTTATGCCCATGATCAAGAAGCACCGTAATGAGGACAAGTTCGCAATGTTGAATCTTGTCAGATCGACCGACGAACTACTTGGAGAAATGAAAAATATTTCTCTCGACAACTACAATCGAGTTCAGGGACTGTTTGAACAGACAGAACGATTACTGAACAAGTTCAATTCTATCTCCGGACATTCGTATCGCAAGGATTTGATGGAAAGTATTTTGTATCTAGAGTTGACGGAAGAACTAAAATTTAGTCGTGGCGACAAGGAACATGCGGCAAAGGTAATCGCAAATACGTTTAACGTCGAAATGAAAGATCGCCCACAGGATACGATTGATGCAGCATTGAAGCAAGTGATCTCCACCCCTAAGACCAACAAACATTCAACCTACCATAAGATAGCATCCCGTCTTTTTGATTATGCTAAAGAAATGGGTATACAGTTCAATCATGATCGTATCAAGGAACTACAAAAATGATCAAATTCAAAGACCTAACAGCGCAGATTCAAGAAGCATTCGATAACTCCGGTAAAGATTCTGTTGATAAGAAAAAGGGGTTCCCATCAAAAGGCGATAAGAAAAAGAAGAATCCTTTTGTTAAGAAAGATTCGACCGATGACGCAGACAAAGAAGGCGATGAAGATGAGGAAGATCAGGAAGACGAAGATGACGATGATTCTCCAGTGGTTGATGGAGAAGACGAAAAAGATGCTAATGAAGCTCAAGTAGGTGAACGCCCTGAGGATGACATTGAGGACGAGTCGAAACAAGATACCACTGTCGGTGATGACGGTGAATCGATCTATTCTCTAGATCAACGTATGCAACACAAAATGAAAGAACTTGGTTATGATGAAGATGGCGAGTATGTTGGTAAAGACGGCGGAGATGATGAAGACCCAGGTTTTGATGCTGTAGCAGGCGGTGAAACAGATCCTGATGATGACGGTGAAGGTGATGATGAAGATCAAGATGATTCGGAAGAGGACACAGAAGACGAAGATCCTCCTGTAAATAAGAAGAAAAAGGTCGTCAAGGAAGATACCTTTGAAGTCGCCAGACTTGTCATGGATGAAAGTTTGTTAGCTATGGCAGCAGTTCCTATTGGTATGGCTATCGGTGCGAAGATCAACGACAAATTGACAAAGAAGAAAGACAAAGATGGAGTTCCTTACCGAACTCAAAAGGAATTGGATGACTCTTCGCTGAATCGTTATATCAAGAGAAAGACTACCAAGAATGAGTCTGTTCAAGTCTCTCTTGATGACGTTGAAAAGTCAAAACAAGACAAGAAACTTGAAC